GTAGCGGTATTGTTTCCGAACCATCCTGTCAGGCGGCTGAATACACTCACGCCCGCAAACTATTACCCCTCAAAACTTGTCAAGTAAATTGCGAAAATTTATTTAACTATTGAATATCCAATAGTGGTAGATCAAATTACTACGCCGCCGGGCGTCTCATAGGACGAAACGCGCGCTACGTTAAACCGCTCGCAAAGCATCGCAGCCATGCAGGACGCTATAACGGCGTCGATATTCCCAGAGCTTCGCCCCTTAACTGGTCGAACGTTTCCAGCGTTATCTTGAATAGTTCTAGTTGCGCCTAGGCACGCCCGCAGTACTGGATCCTTCTGATGCGTAATACTTCGCCCGCGTATACCGTCCGTCCAGAGCGCCCAAGCCGGCCCCATAGTGCGGATACCTTGCTCGACGGCCGTTACGGTTATTCCACGCCGCCGCCAGTCAATTAGCGCCGATTCTTGGTGCGCTAGGGGATCTACGCCAACATGACGTACCGAATATGTAGCGCTGAGGTCGAGTACCGCCGCTTCGATAACGTGCATATCGTGGATTTCGCCAGACATCTGCCGTAGATGTCCCTCGGCTACCCATTGCCTAAGCGGCTGATGACAGCGCTTTTCGTCGCCAACAATGTCCTGTCCTGCCCACCAATGAATCAGTTTATATCTATACCGCTCTGCCTTTACGTCAAATACCGCTAGACAGAGGCTAGATAGGTTCGCATGGTCGCCCAGCTGCGCGCCGCGTGCTAGATCAATCGCTATAACGGCAGGGGCGCCACGCAGAGAGTCCCAGTCAATTACTTCGAGCATCTGCCTGTCCAATATCGAAAGATCCATAGCGCCGCTTAGACGGTCATTGTGGCGCGCGAGAATCTGCATGTCACATTCGGCTACTTGCTCTGGATCATGCGTACCCATCATCGCCTCGATAGACGCCTTCATGTTCGAGGGCTGCACAGTCACGCCTAGCGATGGCTGCGCCTTTATCCAGTTGTCTTCGTCGAGTGCATCATCTTCAGAGTCCAAGCCGAACAGCATTCCACGCCAACCCGCTGGACATTCAGCGCCTTGTACATAATGCGCCTGCAATGCTGACCAGTACGGCCAGATAGAGCGGGTGCGCTGTCTAGCGTCTGGCGTCGATATGCAGAGCATCTGGCTAGCAGGGTCTTTACTTAGCCCTGTGACCACTCGCCCGAAGCCCTTTTCCATGCGAGCCACCTCGTCAGCGACAATCAAGCGAGCGCTGATACCGTCCATCGCCGTCTCTGTGCATGGGAGAGCGCGCATCACAGAGCCTTGACATCGGATCCAACCGCCATGATTACTGATTGTGGTGGCGTCGCTACTGACAGCATCTGGGTCTACAGATTTAATCATCACTCGCAAGCGGTCAAAAACTATGCTGCTTGCTCGCAGATTGGGCGCTACGCCGTAATACTGCTGCGATGCGCCCCCAGTATGCATAGCCCAAGCGAGCAAAGACGCCGCTAGCTCAGTCTTCCCGGCGCCGCGTGCGACGACGACTAGCAGCGCCTTACAGCCGGGATCTGCCAACAGCTGGGCAGCAACTGCCCATTGCCAGGGAAGAAGTACCAAAGGCTTGCCGGCGTTGCTGCCTGTCGCCTGTTTGAGATCATTGGCGAATTCGTAATAGTCCTGCACTATTGACCATTTCCAAGTCTTCAGCGTTTTTGACGTTAAAACAGCCCACCCATGCATAGATAGGTTGCTTTTGATCTTGCCAGACGCAACATCAAGAACGTACTTTTCAACAATGTCCTTTACCTTGATCATTGATGCGCCTTCAAATAATGAATGGCATTGATCATTATTTGTAGTTTGTCTTCAAACCTGCCTAGACCTGTGTTGCATTCAATGCAAAGCAAGCCACGAACCTTGCCAGTTTTATGGCAATGGTCAACACATAAAACACCGTAGCGGACATCTTCTGTCGGGGCGAAACAAATCGCACACTTGCCAGATTGCTTGCGACTCATTGCCTCATATTCAGCCATACTAATTTTGTACTTGGCAAAGATCTTGTTTCGTCTGCGCTTTGCTTTTGCTGCTGGCGTATTCGCTCTAGCTTTTTTATAATCTTTTTGATAACAGCGACGGCATTCACCTCTGATTTTTATTTTATTTTCTAAAGAAACATTGCAGGTTTTACAATTCATTTTATTTTGTTATTTCTCCACTTCAATCGCGCGCCAAGTGATTCCCTTGGTATCTTTTTCCTATCTATTGACGATTGAACCCTTACCGTGGTACCTTTGGTAAAAGAGGCCTCGCCCATACCCTCATTATTTGCGAAAAAAGGGCGCTGTTCTGTTGAAATAATGGGGTTTTTATCTGGCTCGTTATTTTGGGAAAATTTGGAAGCCCTTATTTGCGAAATAAGACGCGTCGTAATGTCATGATGACATTGCTTGCATAGCGCAACGAGATTGCGAGGGTCATATAAACTACCGCCTTTATGCAGAGGCACGGAATGATGCACCTCTTCGCTAAAGCGTTCTTTACAGCGTTCGCATATTGGATTACGCGCGCGAACAGACGCAGCCAAAGCAGACCAGCGCTGGCCACGCCATCGCTTAGGAATTTCAGTTCTATCATTCACGTTGCTTTCTGTGGGATTCAATCACCTGTACAAAGTCGCCTAAATCAGCCAGACGCAGACTCACTATCCAAGCGCAATTGTCAGCGCGAGCCATGACTATGGGTACATCAATAGGTCGCACTCTGGATCGTTCAGCCTGCTGTAGCCATGTCTCAACAATTAGCCCACCATCACGGCGCTTTACTTCAACAATAATGCCATCACCAGCTACATCTGCGCCACCATCAACGCCATTTCTGGCTTGTCTAGTGACGATTAACCCTACAGAATCGCATAACTCCTGCGCTGCTTCGCGTTCCCCAACAGCGCCTTTTCTGCGTTGATATGCTGACATATCAAGAATGCTACAAAGTTATCCACAACTTATCCACAAAAAAATTAAATTTTACCTATTGACAGCAGACTTACGTGATGTTACGTTTTGCTGCGTCGCCTTAGCTGACGCTGGCTCGCACAAACGTAAACCTACCTAGTTCTGCATCGATAAGAGAGAACAGAACAGCCCGCAGCTAAAGAATAAAACAGCATTGAGCCGAAATAGTTAGCCGTCAGATACGATATGCGCATGCGGAAGGAATCCACAGACTTGATACGAATCGCACTACTCAGAATTGAAACAGAGCTACGCGATAATCGCAGCGACTGGGTAGTGACAAAGAATTCATCAAGTGGACTCTGGGAAGCGATTCCACGCGAAGAAATGCACGATTTTCATAGTTGGACGATGTGCTGTGGAAATAAAAAAGCAGCAGAGCGTAGATTATTAGCACTCAATAATTCAAACTCGATCACAGTCACCGCAGCACAATTGCTAGCGGTAAAAGCCTAAAAAATGCCGAAAAACGATACATTCTTTCTAGGGCTTGCGTTTAACAGAACATATAGCATCCGTCGAGGTCGCGCGTAATGCCGCGACTTTGTTTAACTAGGAAGCCAGGGGAAAGCCTTGTTTTCAAGCTGTTAAATGAAACTGTAGAAGTTTCGTTTGATGGCATCATTGGAAAAAAAATACTTATTTCAATAGTGGCAGCGCGTGAGGTCTTCATCATGCGCAGTCGCTCTACTCACATTGAAGACAAAGAGGAAGGAATCCCATGTCAAGAGAATTGATAAATCCGTTAGCAGCTGCAAAGGTGCTGCAAGCCATCATTGACGCCCGGCACGGCCTTAGCCGACTGCTCATGCAAGCCCAGTCGAATGACAAAGGCGAGCCAGCTACAGAGTCTGTAGGTCACATTACAGCGCTGCATACTTACATTCGCACAGTCGATAGCTGCATCTGGGGCGACGGTGAAACAGGCGGCGTAATCATTCGCGACTTAGACCGCGGAAGCGATGCGGGGAACCCATGAGAGAACTCATCTTTATTTTGTTCAGCGCTCTGTGCCTGTTGGTGTTGCTAGAAACTGCATTCTGTGATCTGGACGTACCTGAAGACGTTGTTAGGAGACGTAAATGAATATCTACGATTGCATCAGCGAACTGCTGATACTGAAGAACAGCGTAAAGCAGTTAGGAGATGCGCTGTGCGGATTAGATCCTGACCAGCACAATAAAGAAGAATCGCTAGCGTTTTATGACGCTGCGGTAGATCTTCGCCGCATTTCAAAAGCTTACGCCGACGCTGTAGAGGATGAATTCATGTTCTTCTTCTTACAGTCGAAGCCAAACGGTATCTATCGAGAATGTGGTACTGGCTTGAAGTTGAAGAAGAAGAAAATCTATTCGGTACGCGACGATCAACGCACAGTCGAGAGTCTTATCCAGTTTGCAGGTGGATCATTCGACTATCTCAGCCGCGGCGAGCGCGGCGCATTTAGTGCGAATCCATGGAAGATCTCAGTCATTCGCAGCGTCTGCGGCGATGATCATTTGTCAATGTTGGAAGAAGAAAATGTATCAATTTGTCTCATCAAACCTAAACCAGAAGGGGTATAGCAATGGACGTAGGAAAATTCATGCAAGGGGCATTTTTAAGAGCTGCGGATCTAAACGAGGGAGATGTAGTTACATTGGTGACTGGATCGACCACAAAGGATTTCGACGACGGCGAGCGGATTATCTTGGCTACTGAGTTCGGCAGCGTCGTTCTGAATAAGACGAATCTAAAGAGGGTTGCCGGTGCATTTGGCAGCGATACCGACCGCTGGGTAGGTCGAAGTGTAAAGCTGTGCAAGGAAGAAACAAACTTCGCAGGTAAGCAAGTCGACTGCATACGCGTATACCCAGACATTCCGAAAGAGACTAGACCGCTGCGCGATACTCGAAAGCCTGAGACGCGTCCGAAGCATTCGGTAGATCCTGAAGATATTCCGTTTTAATTAAGTAGAACACAATGCAAAAAGAAACAACGTTTCTTGACGTAATGGCTATCTATCGTCGATATCGCAGGGCCAGCGGTATCGACGAAGCAGAGAAGATGGCGCGCGCTGCGATAAGTCTTATACGAGAGACTGATCAAAGCGCCGTCTATCTTCTCTATCTTGAATTTGAAGCCAATGTAAGGGCGCTAGAGAAGCTGACGCCTACTACATATCAGCGTGTGGCTCTAGACGACCTACAAGCTCTTGAGACAGTCCAGCCGCGCGAAGTCCTAGTAGAGAGCGTGCTAAGAGTGAACGAAGTGGCGCTCCTCATAGGCGCTGCAAAGGCGAATAAGACATGGATAGGAATAGACCTAGCCATGGCGATTACTGAGGGCGGTAGGTTTATGGGTGCGCTTGAATGTGCGGCTGGCGACGTGCTGTATCTAGACGCTGAATCATCGCGCGAAATGCTCGCCGAGCGCTTTCGTTTGTGCCGCCTGAATTCGCCTAGGGAAGTGGGGAAGCTTTCTGTACTGTGTCAGCGCGGCAAGTCGCCTGAAACAGTCAGCGACGCTATCGACATCATCGCTCAGGGGATTTCCCAGGCGAATGCCAGACTATGCATAATCGATACGCTGAGTGCATATTTTCCGATTCTCAACGAGAACGATAACGCAGAAGCTACGCACATCATGAGCCGCCTAGTGAAGGTGGCAGAGGAATACGCCTGCGCTATATGCATCGTCCACCATACGCCGAAGATGTCCGGCACTCAACGCACAGTAGTAGACGCCGCTGCCGGCGCTGGTGCATACACACGCCGCGCTGATTCAATTATCGCTGTGCGGCAAGAGGACGGCGAGAACTACGTAGACATTCGCTGTCGATCATTCGCACAGATAGAGCGTTTCGTAGTGACATACGGCGCAAACATGCGCCCACAAGCAGAGCGCTGCGACGGCATCACTCAGCCCGTCGAGAAAAAGAAGGTGAAGCGGTTGGGGATTCTGATATAGAAATGTCCCAGTAGCCTTTTGGGCAAGATGATTTCAGTATCTTCGCCTTCTCTGGAAGGCTAGTCATCTTATTTTTACCGCAGCCACAGGTAGAACAATGCCCAATCTGTTCCGGCGCATCAAATGCAATTTGAAAGAATTCGCAGGAATAGCAAGTATTCAGCCGCGCCGCTTGCATTTCTTCAGTTGCTGGCAGCTCGAATACTTTGCTAGCCATCGCCTGAATAAACGATACAGCGCGCGCCATCAGCGCCGGCGGTGTGGTTTCGCTTGCTTTGGCTTTGTATTCAGCGGTGAGACGCTCGACATACTGCGCCTCTGTCTCGCCGTCTAGTTTCGCCTGTAATGAAATTTGCTTAGGTTCGCCCTCATTATGTCGCTGAAATTCTGGACGATTGCGAGCGCGCTCTAAAGATTTTAATGATTCTTCATTCATTACAGCACTATACATCCATGGTATGAACTAAATAGCAAAGGCTCATTTTCTATGTTATATGTCAAGTCAACGTTATATTGGCTAGCAAAGCAGGTTGAATGGGTATACCCAGTCACAGTACCAGCCCAGCCGTATGCACATTTCGACGGATAGCAGACATCTGTCCAGACAGTTGCAGCAGGTGCGTTTGGTGCGTGGTAGCACGTCCCAGAATTGTCTACGTATGTAGGTGGACTTCCGCCAGAAAATTCACATGGCGCGCCAGCAACAGACGAACCGTAAAAAGTTCTTTGACGCGAGCAATGTTGCAAATCGCAGCAAGTGCCGGGAGCTGTAGAACTGCTATTGATGAACATCCCATGAGCGCGGTAATCATTCATAAACGTTTCTGTACGCCATCTGTAAAACTGCCGCAGTCGCGCTTTGAAAAGTACATAGGTACTAGTGACAGATGCAGTATCTAATAGAAAATCGTCGCTGTTATCTGGCATCCATTCGCCTAGGTTGACAGGTCTAGTAATGATGCGTCTGAATTCGTGAACTGGTAAGTATTGTCCAGTCGTAGTATTCAGAGCGTCTGGCGGCACGCGTAGCCCCATCCAATAATCGGGGCTACCCACAATAGATATTCTGCCTGTTTTGACTGGATCCCAATTCAGCAGCGCCCATGCTGCGAACTGTGCGGCTGTGCCGTAGTAATTGTACGTATAGGTGTTTCCGCTATACGGCCCAGTAGTCATCGTCAGCGTAATCGTCACCCATGGCAGATAGCCGCCGCCTGCATTGTTTGGCGAGTATGGGCCGTTTGGAAAGTTGCCCCATGGTGTAGAGACATCATCATCTGGCGGGCCACCAGATAGATAAGTAAACCCAGTCAGCATAGTAATTGGATCTACCGCAGGATCTACGCGATGATCGTAGAGACGCACTCGCGCAGTAAATTGATCACCAGTCAACGAACTAAAAGTAATTGCATTCTGATAAGTGCCTACAGGATCTGTATTCAAAAGTACGCCAGCCGTTACCGCCGCGGCGAATCCGTAATAGGAAGTTAGTACTGGCTGTGTTGTGTAGACGTATCCTGCATTGCCTGGACAGCCCAATCCGCCGCCGCATGGATCGCCGAAATATGTAGCCATCGCTTCGAGTACACAGTTTGTATTTCCGTAGAGCTGGTCGCATCCGCAAGCAGGACTACCGCAATTTGCAGGCGTAAAAAAACTACCGCAGCAAGCGTGGTAGTTTGTTTCTTCGCAAGTTTGCGGCGCTAGATCTACGCCCGTTTTTTTGCATAACAGATTAAACATTACAAAGAATGCGCCGGGGCTGTTGTAGTCATTGACTGCCCAGTTACATTGAGTGCTGCTAGGTTTCGACGGACTGCAAAAAGCGCTAGGTGCGCAGCAACAATAATTGATACCGGCGGGAAATGCATCGCAGGTAGTAGAAAATTCGTTCTGAGAGTATGGTGAAATACCGTTGTACTGACAAGGATCATGTCCTGGTACACCATCGCCGAATGAGCCATATGTAGATGAAATAAAATCAGTACCGATGCTGAAGCCCATGCGCAATCCTTTAGGCGGATTGCAGTCGTAGCCATCGCAGCTCATACCTTTGATCCATGGATTAAAACATCCAGCAGGGATAGCGCACGGCGCGCATTTGGCGAACATCAAATTAGACATTGCGCTTCCTAGTAAATATTTCGAATATGCTTTTGATCCATGCCCCTATGCCACTTTGAAACATCAGCACGATAAAAGCGACTGCAAACAATAAACCAATTAAATAGGCGAGCGTAGATAGCCATTTACTTTCGACATTCTGCACATCTGGCAGCGCGCGAATTACTGCATTGATCGCTTCTAGTATTGCGCTCTGTTCGCCTACTCCTGCTAAAGATTCTGACTGAATCACTTTCGTATCTGCCTGTGGCTTGCCTGCTTCTTTATAAATAATCTCGAATCGTGCGCGGCTCGAATGAGCGAGACTAGAAATATCTGTAGAAGATTCTGCGATTCTGTTCTCGCCGCTACTGCATGAACACAGCAGGACTAGCAGTAGGATTCTTAACTGCACGTTCCACCCAGTCCGTTTGGGCGGTCGAATACGAATATAACCGTACCCTGTTCATTCAACCATTGGTAGACCATGACAACGCCGCGTACTGGCTGCACAGTTATTCCGCTGGGAATATTTGATATCGGAGTGCCGTCTGCTAAATAGCCGGTCGATTGCGCCTGATATTCCCACAAGTTATATGCAGGTACATCAGTCGCAGCGCCTACATACGCGGACTTGTCAAGATGTACCGCTGTGTTTGTTGAGACTACTGTGGGCGTCGCTGTGAGATTGATTTTCTGTACTCGATAGTTCCATCTGTTCGAATTAGAAGCCATCGCAGTACTTGAAATAATGAAGCCCATCCAAGATGGCAAGTTAAACCCAAAAGGGGAAGCAGCTGTCGGGTCGCGCGCAGCCTGGACGTACTGCGCCTGCCTTGCCATATTGTTCGACGCTGTGGCGGTGAGTCCAGGCAGTCCAGTCGTAAAATATGGATTGAAGATTGTCATGGATAGCCAGCCCAAGCAGGCGTTGGGTCTTCAATTTCTGGAAACGAATTGAGGTCTGGGGCTAATGTGTTGAGGTCAAAAAGGCCACCTGTCCCTACGCCGCGATACCATGGTTGATACCAATACGCAGCATCTGCCTGCTTTATAGGCTTTGTCGCCCAAGTGCTTACCTGTGTCATCAGCACGCCGCCAGTAACGTTTGGGATTACTCGCTGCTCAAGATGTCCCCACTGGTCAGCCTCGAAACTTAGCGTATACGTATCCCACGGATCTTCCGTCATTGCCTGCTGATAGCCAGTGAAAACCACAGTACCTATTGGATAGCTGAGAAATGCAGTCAAATTCCTTTTGAATAACTTTGTATTCCAATAAACAGGAAAGTAGTCTGCATTGCCGCCCAGACTCTTGACGTAGGTTCGATCTACATGAAGTTCGATATCTAGTGTGTGATGCCAGACGCGGTAATTTTCTGGCATGCCCATCATGTCTACTGCTGTACCTGATATCGCCGCAGTTGGTGGCCAGGCAGCAACATAATTCGTAGGAAGTGTGGAAGGGTATGTCCATACTTGAACATTACGAAATGTGGATCGTCTAGACAATCGAGACCAAGCAGGGGGAGGGTTGTCATCATTGTATAAACCATCGTCGATATACCCTGTGTACTCGACGTCCATTTGAAAGGTGTTTACCGTTAACTGCTTATACGTAATGGCTGTCGAAATAAATCGAGTGTCATACGCGTAGCGCTCTCGCATCAATGGCTTTGTATTATTTTCTGGGCCAGTTGTAGTAAACGTCAAATTATTAAGCACGTCAAAGTTTCCATCATTGCCGCTGCCTGACGTAGTGAGTATGTAGGTCTCTGAATAGCGAGACGCTAAGCCTTTTTGTGCAACGTGCAATTGCTTCGTAGTGCGTACGCAGTTTGTAATTGAAAATGCCATTAGCGCTGTCCTCGTGTGTTTCTAACGATTGCCTGTAGTGCTTCTAAAGATGCCGCTTTTGTTGGATCATTTTCAGCAACAGCCGCGGCGTCGCCTGGCGTGAAATTAGGCATAGCCATACGTGCATTCTGTGCTTGTACTTCAGCGGGTAATTCTGGCGGTGCAAGCCCTTGCCCAATTTTCATAATCGAATTTGCATCAGAACGCCCAGCGTAAATTCCAAACGAATCAGAAAACTGCTGTATAGATTTTCCAAATGATTTACCTGCTTCTTTTGTATTTCCGTCCATCAATTCAAAAATAGCATTCAAGTTATTTTTGCCGATAGACATGATGCCAGTCACTTGATTTACAATTGCAGCGCCTATTCCTTCGGGTGCGTTTGTTTTGCTTTTCAAATCTTCTGTTTGGATATTTGCTGTTTGCACCGCAAGCGGTGAAGTTTGCTTTGCTACGAGTTGATCATTTTGTAGCTGTGCGATTTCTCGCTGTGCGCCCGCCTTTGCAGCGTCTGGCGAATATGTCTCAGCCAATTTGTTGACGCGCTGCCCCATTGCATAAAGCTCTTTTAATCCTCCAATGGCTGCCTGAATACCGAAAAAACCTGACAGCATTCCAACAGCGCCGGACGCTTCGCCTTGAAAATATCCTCGCAGCTTCTGACTAATACTTCCTGCCTGCCCCTTAAACTTTTCGAGCTGCGCGACTGCTTTCGTGCCATCAGCGACGATTGTCAGCGGTAAACGAATTTCAGCGACTTTTTCCATGTTTAATCATCTCTTCGAAGCCGTCGACAATGTTCGATTTTTCCTGTAGCCAGTATGCCACTTTCTTATAGTCTGATCTCGTCAAAGCGCAAGCGATTACCGTTAAAAGATGCTCGACTCTCTCGGCAAACACTGGCTTTTCTAACGCGCCAATATCTGCATCACCATCTACCAATCTTTCCGCTAACAGGCGATCTAGTCGCCCGCCTGCGTAGGGTTTGCTGTAGCAAGCGCGCAAATCTCCTCTACTAACTTCGGATCTGCCTCAGAGGCTTTGAAGCCCAAGGGAAACAATGCGCTACCGTCGCCGTCTCGCACTAGCCGCGCCCACAGCTCGACGATTGGCAGCTGTACGTCGCTGATAGTTGGCCGCCGCACCTGTATATCCCTGTCCAGAATGACAGAGCGAACAGGTCGCCACGCCGGCACCACTTTAGATAGGTCGCTGATCATGCGACAACAACGCCAGTAATTTGAAGCTCAAGTGCAACCATTTCGGCGCCATCTGCTTTAGTGGATTGCGTAAAAGATGTCACAATGCAAAAGCCTGCATACGTGCAAACTGAGAGCGAATCTCGATAGGTAAATGCAACAGCAGCAGACAAAGAAGTTTGATTCAAGAATGCAAGTTGTACAGTTTTTTCAGAAGAAATCGTAGAAGCTGTTGCAATTTGTGCAGACAAAAAGCAATTCAAAGACATAGTGCCGCTGAGTCTTCCAGTTAGAAAAAACTTGTAAAAAGAACTAAGGGGCGTTGCCTCTATGGCTTCTCGTTCAAGTTTCATAGTGCCATCTTGAACATTAAAAGGAATTGTTGCGAGTGTGATTACTGCGCCTGTGCCTGTCTGTGGAAGAAATGCCATGGGTAATACTCCTGTAGTTAGTTTTGATGAAAAATTAAAAGATTGATCATTGAATATCTGGTGCGGTCAGCGCTGCCCGGCGTCGACTCCTCTAAATAGCCGTGAGAGGCGCCTGTTACCCTGCAAGAAAAAGCAGTCTCGCCGCTGTCTGTCCATGTCGAGCCGTTTATATCGGTAGTCAGTTGCTGCAATATGTCAGCGGTCGCTTTTAACGTAGAAGCAAGTATGTAGACGTCAATACTTGAGCGCCATATTCTGATATCGGCTGGGATTGCTAATTCCATGTCCTCAGACTTCACTTCATAAATCAGAAGATTGCTAGTCAGCGCCTGCGCTGCATTTCTTAAATCTGGCATAGCGGTATAGCCCAGATCGTTACTGAGTTTCCAATAAATTAGGCTTGCTGCGCTCATTTTCCCGCCAACATCTTCTTGGCAGTCTCGCCTAGATACTTTGCGAATAGTTCAGCCTGTTTAACTGCCATCAAGAATACTTTGGGGCGTATTCCCTTGCCGGGAATCAATGCGCCTGTACGAGCAGTAAAGCCAGGATCAAGAATGTTCACTACAGACGTATATCTGTCTTTTCTGCCTATGCCTGTAAACCCAATTACTTGACCTCTACCAGGGCGCTTAATTTTGCCTAGTACATTTTCAAGAATTGCCTTGCGGTGAAGTTTTCTACCTTCTCGGTAGTAAGGCGCTGTAGCCCATTCTGTATAAAGCGTCTTCTTCACAATGTTGTTCGCTTTCAACATCGCTCTAAATTGCGCCTGCTCTAGCAGCGTCCATTTGATATTCGCTATGCGCTTATCTAAATTTCGCTTCGCTTGCGGTGATAAAGAGACTTGAATCATACGGCCTCTTCTGCTCTGGTCAGTCCCAGCCGTACGAATCGGTGCTTCATTCTGTCATCTTCAATAGATTGAATCTGATATGAGGTTGATACTGCGCCATCAGTCAAAACCACAATCATTCCATTCTTCAAGCCGGGATACCAAGGCGCTTTTATGTAGGTCATTTCAACTACTGCTTTGCCCATGTTGTTCATTTTGTCTTCGCGTTCAGCGCTCTCGACGTGGACAACTGGCGTATATAAAACTGTCGAAGCGCCTGTAATTTTCTGTCCAACAGAATCAAAGGTGCTAACAGCGACGCTAGAAATAGTCGCCTTCACTCTCATCATGCCCATCGGTATCAAATGAGCGCCCCAGTCCGGTGGCGCGCGACCAACATCGCCCAGCCCTTCATATCCGGCGGTGATGGATCGTCGCCGCGATACGAATAAAAATAACCCACACGAAGTAAAAGCGCCTGCTTTATTTCTGCGTTAAATGCAGAAGCAAGCAAATAAGTAAAGGAAAGAGGGTACGTATACTGCACATTCGAAGTTAACGAAGTACCAATTGGGTACGCAGATGCATTATCAAGCGATAGCCAATCTTCTGTAGGTGTTATTGGCGATAGTGGAGTCGCATCGCAAATAATTACAGGCTGCTGACCTGTCTCTACTGGATTAAAGTAGGGACGAAATACGCCATCGTCTGGCGCCTGCAAATAACGCTGGGCAGGGTTTGCGGTGATGAAACCCTGCCCAATGTATTGGTGTGTGACTTCCTCCCACTCAATACAAACAGCTTGAACCAATGATGCGATATAAGAATCATCTTCGGTGTGGTAAACCCGAAGATGACTCTTTGCATCTGCTGTAGTAATGAGTGATGGCATAGATCACGTGACTTTCAAAGCAACCATTGCATTTCGATCCATGATCTTTCCAGAGCTTCGCGTGCTGGAGAGGAATTGAACCTGTCCGTTAGCAGCAAGGATGTAAGGATTTGCAAGGAATGGAACGCTGTTCACTTCGACAATTCGATATCCCTTTTGAATATCGCCGAATACGCCGTATGAAACGGTTGTTGCTGCTGCCTGTGGCAAGTTTGCCGAAATGTAAACTGGGAAGCCCATGAATGACATTCCAGCGCCGTCGCGAGCTACTGAGTAGTTGGCACCTTGTCCGAAGGTTGGGACACTGGTAGAAGCCTGTGCAATGATTCCCGCCCATGTTGAGACTGGCAAGAGCCAGGACGAATTAGCAAGGTAGGTAGGCAACAAACCCGAAGCGTAAACGGTGCTAGTAGCTTCTGCGAGTGTGATGTTTGTTCCTGATGCGGTTGACTTGCTGTTCACATTTCCAACAGAAGCGGTTCCGTCATAGATCGGCTGTGCAAATGCGTTGTACGTGATGTTGGAATAGCTGAGGTCGCGATTCGTTGCGTGAAGTTCGGCGTGTTCGCGAATCGTTTCGCTTGCAACGTCATAGACCATATCGGTGAGCGCTTCGTTTGAAACCGAAGTGAAAAAGCCCATTTTTGTTGGAGTAAACGTAACCTTTTCAGCAGATACATCTTTAGAAACGTATGCGCCTGCTTCAGCGACTACAGCCGTAGCGACTGCAAATTGTGCAGCTTGACGGTAGAAAATAAGCGGTGCGCCGCTGTCTGTAGTAATGACTGTTGAAAGTTTGCGAACGACGCTCATACGATCCATCATTTGAGTGAAGAGAGGACTAGCAATTGAGGTAGTGCCGCCAAAATCAGAAACGGCAGAAGATCGCATTTCAAATTCATTGTTCTCGCGGAAGCCGCCACGAATCCAGTCGCGGAATTCTGTTTTGTGCGAAGCAGCTGGCCGCCCAGTCTCAAGATTTGAAGTGACGCCGCCGCCGTCGAGTCGATCACGCAGACCTACGCGACGGATTTCGCTGTCCATGTGGTCGAGTTCGTCAAGCATTGCCGCCGCGCGACTTTCATTTGTTGCGTCGAGTTTGGTAGTTCCGTTTGTCAGCAAGTCGATTTCGCCGCTGAGTGCCTTACGCTTTTCGTACATTTCAGATAGTTTCATAATTTTCTCCAATTTTTGATGCGTAGCGCTGTGCGCTGGGTGATGAATGAATGAGAACGAGAGAGCGCGCGCGCATCTGCATTGGTTTGCGGATACGCAGCGCGCTCAACGAGTGAAATTTCAGCTAGGTCAACGTCGAGAAGTGTGCGTAGATCGCCGTCGAATTTGTCTTCTCTGACCGTGAAGCCGAACGACATTTGACGAACAATGCCAGCGCGAAGCAGCGTCATAGCGTCGCGCGCTAGTGTGGTATCTGGCAGCAGCGCTTCAAAGATCAAGCCCTCTTCATCTGTTCGCATATTGAGCGAACCAGAGAGAGTCGAAGCGAGTGGCTCGCTGTTGTCATGCTGCCAATACAACGAGATATCTGGATCATTCAGCGAGTTATTAAAAGCAGCAGGGTCGATCTGCTCGCGCATTTGGCGGCCGCGAATCATCAGCGGCAGCGACGGCACGTTGAAACGCGCTGCATAGCCGCCGACTTTCATGCTGTCTTTGTCGCCTGGCTCTAATGCAATATCAACGGTGCGATATTCAATCATTCGATATCTCCTGTTGGTTTGGTCGAGTCTGGCGCTGTGGACGGGGCAGCTGCTGGGGTGAGCTGTTGCTCGCCGCCATCGACATACGCCAGACCCAACATCTCTCGCGCGTCATTCAGCGTCAACGCGCCTGTAGTCGCTAGATCCTTTAGCGATGCTGCGATGTCGCGCATATTGCCGCGCATCAAGTCGCCTACTTCAAATTTGAGTTTGACGCCTTGCGGTAGAATTTTCGAGCTGAGCGAAGTAGCGAAACGGTCAGCCCATCCGGCTACAGTCCCCTCGACATACTGACGCTGCATTTCAATCTGTGAGCTGAGCGCGCCGGCATCGGACTGGTACAGCATCTGCGGCGGTATTCCAAGCGCGCGCGAGATTTCCATAATCTGGAATTTTCGATCTTCTAACAAGCCGGGTAGCGCACCGTCGCCAACGCGCTCTACGCGTACGCCCTCATCTAGGACTAGCGGACGTGTAGCGCCCTCTGGCGTAATGTGTTTCGAGATATACCCGCTGATTAAATCGAGCTTCGCAGTTGTCGAGAGTGTGCCGGGATGTGTTATTGAGATCTTGCCTACGCGTCCAGACTCAGCGAGTGACGTCGCTACTCGCTCTTGCAGGATCGACAGCGACAAAGCAGACGCACAGCGAACCAGTGGACTCACGCAGCTGTAGGGATTCTGCATGGAGCCAGTCCCAGCCATGAGCTGAACAATGTTGTATGGGTCGATCTGTTGCCCATCCATCAAGAAACGAGGCTCGAAGCCAAACCAAATAACTGCTATGCGCCCTGGCAAGAGCGGCCATAGTGCGATGGCGTCGCCGCGGTTGTCGCGCTGAATAAACGAATAGCCGCAGCCATTGGTTATGGCACTAGCCACCATCCAAGCGCGCCAAGCGTGTCCAGATTGATATGTATTCGCTTCCCCAGTCAGCAGCGTGCTAGCGGGGCATTCGACGTAGCTGCCATCGGCGCGGCAGCATTCAATACCCATTCGCCCAATGTCAGTACCTAGCAAATTGATCGCCCGAAGTACGGCAGGAATGTTATTTCTAGCGTCTGTAGTCGCTGAGAAAGTGCCGCCGATATCAGTTAGATATGATGACGTGGCAGTATTATTTCCGAACCATCCTGTAAGACGTGAAAATACACTCACGCCCGCAAACTATTACCCCTCAAAAGTTGTCAAGTAAATTGCGAAAATTTATTTAACTATTGAATATTCAATAGTGGGGGATCAAATTACTACGCCGCCGGGCGTCTCATAGGACGAAACGCGCGCTACGTTAAACCGCTCGCACAGCATCGCAGCCATGCAGGACGCTATAACAGCGTCGATATTGCCAGAGCTGCGCCCCTTGACTGGTCGAACATTGCCAGCGTTATCTTGAATAGTTCTGGTAGCGCCTAGGCACGCTCTTAGTACTGGATCCTTCTGATGTGTAATACTTCTGCCGCGTATACCGTCCGTCCAGAGCGCCCATGCCG